CCCATTCCCATAAAATTTTTGGGTTTTATGATAAATTATCAAGTTTTTGAAAGGGGTTTACGACGATGCCAAGTGGTGGATACAGACCGGGCGCCGGACGCAAAAAAGGCTCAAAAAACAAGCGGCCAGCATTAAAACCGGCAAAAAAGGCCGTCAATCCCAAAAACGCAGCCAAGATCAAGGAGATGCTTGCCGTTGGCGAACTGGTCAAGGCCAAACTCTACCACGCCCTGGTGTCCAAGGTCGCCTCCGGCGATCCCCTGACATCGGCCGAGCTTGCCAAGGTGGCCCAACTCGAAAAGGAGCTCCGATCCATCGTCGAGACCCCCGCCGAGGTTCCCAAAAAAGACCCGCTGACCTACATGCTCGACGTGATCAACGATGATATGGCCGACGCGGATTTACGGGCGAGGATGGCAATCGCCGCGGCCCCATACCTGCACGTTAAGCCCGGTGAGACACCAAAGGGCAAGAAGGACGAAAAGAACGACAAGGCGAAGGCGGCCGGCTCGGGAAGGTTTGCGCCATCGGCTCCACCACAACTCAAGGCTGTGAAGTAGTTCCGCTGAGATAATAGATGCCGGGGGTATATATGAAGCCAACAATACCAGAAGTGATTGAAAAATTTAAGCATTATCTCAAAGATAATCCATTAGGGGGATGTCTTCACATCGTTTTGTGTGACGGAAACACAGACGATCAGTCTGTTATGTTTTGCAAAAGAGCATGTATTGCCAGAGGGGATTTATTAGGTTCTGAATTATGCGACATATTACTAACAATGTCGCGCTTTCAGAGGTCGAGAATACGGTTTAAGGCGGCGAAGTAGGGCCGCAATGATAGGGAGAACGGATTATGGATCAGGCGGTAATAGACAAGGCTGTAAGAATAGCCACGAAAATGGCGATGGACGGTCATCCTGTTCAGAGAATAGTGTGGATTCCGTCAACTACGGCTGCGCAAGACCCTGGTGGTGTGTTTGTTATTACGCCTGCCGAGGGATTGAGCGCGTCCGATACTCCACCGTGGGAATAGCCACGCAACGACCAGGAGATAAAACCTTGAACTGTAAAACCACATGCCCCGATTGGGAGCGCCGCATCCTGGCCAAAGAGAGCTTGATCGCCCTTCCGCCGCTATTCCCGGCCGAAGCCGATTCGGCCCTTGACGTATTCAAGGCCCTCAGAATCGTTGACCAGCAGGGTGGCCCACCATTCGGCGCCATCGGCCGCCAGTGGGTTTTTGACTTCGTGGGGGCCATCTTCGGCGCTTACGATCCGGAAGAGGGCCGGCGCCTGATCTCTGAATTTTTCCTATTTGTGAGCAAGAAGAACTCAAAATCGACGCTCGCTGCGGGCATCATGCTGACAGCCCTTATCCGCAACTGGCGCGACTCTGCCGAATTTTTGATTCTGGCCCCAACCGTGGAGATCGCCAACAACTCGTTTTATCCCGCCCGCGACATGGTGAAGGCCGACGAGGAGTTGTCCGCCCTGCTCCATATCCAAGAGCACTATCGGCAGATCACGCACCGGGGGAATGGTGCCACACTGAAGATCGTGGCGGCAGACAATGAGACGGTGGGCGGCAAGAAGGCGACCGGCATACTGGTGGATGAGCTCTGGCTTTTCGGAAAGCGCGCCAATGCTGAAAACATGCTGCGCGAGGCTTGCGGCGGTCTCGCCAGCCGGCCCGAAGGGTTCGTGATCTACCTTTCGACGCAGAGCGACGAAGCGCCGGCCGGAGTTTTTAAGCAGAAGCTGGACTATGCCCGCGGGGTCCGTGACGGTCGCATCGATGACAATCGATTCTTGCCGGTCCTGTACGAATTCCCTGAATCGATCTTGAAAGGCAAGGCGCACCTGGACCCGAAAAACTTCTACATCACAAACCCGAACCTTGGCGCATCGGTCGGTGAAGAGTTTTTAAAGCGCGAATACAAGAAGGCCGAAGAGGCTGGCGAAGAGTCCATGCAAGGTTTTCTCGCCAAGCACCTAAATGTCGAAATGGGCCTCGCCCTCAGATCCAAGCGCTGGAGCGGCGCAGATTTCTGGATGCAGGCGGCCGGAGCGGTCACCATAGAAGACATCTTGACCAGATGCGAAGTGGTAGTTGTCGGAATCGACGGCGGCGGCCTGGATGATCTCTTGGGCCTTGCCGTGCTCGGGCGCGAGATCGAAACCGGTAACTGGCTTTTGTGGAATCGAGCATGGGCTTCGGCTATCGCCCTGGAGCGCCGCAAGTCGGAAGTGTCGAAATACCGCGACTTCGAAAAAGACGGCGACCTGGTGATAGTCGATGAGGTCGGGCAGGACATTGAGCAGATCGGCAAAATTGTAGAGCAGATAGAGGAGGCCGGGCTGCTTGACCGTATCGGAGTTGATCCGGTCGGCATAGGCGATATCGTCGAAGATATAGTTTTGATCCGAAACATCAAGCACGACCGGGTAAAGGGCATCCCGCAGGGTTGGCGGCTTAGTGGAGCCATAAAGACCACGGAGCGCAAGCTGGCCGAAGGGGCCCTGACGCACGGCGGCCGCCCCCTGATGGCCTGGTGTGTCGGAAATGCCATGGTGGAGCCCCGCGGCAACGCCATTTTAATCACAAAACAGGCCAGCGGAACCGGAAAAATTGACCCGCTCATGGCGACATTTAACGCCGTGGCACTGATGGCGATGAATCCAGATTCGAGAATTAAGCGGTCGGCTTACGCCGGAATGACGGCAGAAGAAATCAAAAAGAGAATGTCACTTTAAGGGAGGCAAACAGATTATGGGTACGGGCAGGGAATCTTATAGATTTGGCGCAAAGAATAACTGGCGGCGCAGAATATGGAATAACGCCATAGATAGGCTCGAAAAATTAGGTAAAAAAGTATCTGATTGCACCGTGGTTTACTTGCCCGGTCCAGAAAACATAGACGGGCTGGTAGCCATCGACAAGGGTTTTAAGCCTTTGAATTTATATGCGGTCGAAAACAATGCAGAGCGGGTTATGGATTTGAGAAAAAACAAAATAAACGTCATTAACGGAGATCTCGCCGACGTAGTTATGGCGTGGCACATTAAAGAAAAAATTGATTTTCTATTCGCTGATCTTTGTTGCGGCATAAGCCGCACAACCTTCAGTTTGTTGAATTCTGTAATTTTTAGCGATGGTTTTTCGCCCCAAGCTGTGGTTGCTTTCAATATGCTGCGCGGCAGAGACAAGCTTTATAGGGAAGCATTTGGGCGCTTCATGGTAGATCTTTCAAAACATAGGGGGCTACAGCTATATAGAATTTTAATGATTGAAATAATTAATTACGCAAGAAACGCTCACGATATTAATGATATTGATGGTATTGGTAAGTTTGTAAAATACTATAATAAAATGACAGAGGGGTGCACCAAGCCCGATACATTCGAATACTCATCAATTTGCAATAATACAAAGTTGGTTATGGACAGTATAATATTTAATTGGGGATCTTTGCTCAATTTTTCAAATTCAGAAAAAATACATAAGACAACAAAAACCATTCAAACCGATCAACTTGCCGGAACATTTAAGGAAGCGATCAGGTTTGAGTTCAATAAAGACGCGTACAATAATATCAAAAGAAGAATAAACGCCGCCAAGGCCATAAATTCGATGCGCTACAGGTAGTTGAAAAAGGAGATTTAAATGGGAAAACACGCAAAACGGCAGAATCCAATCAATACCCAGGAAAATGAAAATAAGCAAGCAGATGCGCCCACTCCCACTCCACCTGTGCATACATTTGAGCCATCCGACACCCACGGATTGCCGAAAAAGGCGCTTTTTCGCGTCGATGAGGTCGCCTGCTACTTCGGCGTGACCGAGCGGTGCGTCCGACTTTGGATCGAGCATGGCCATTTGAGGGCCGAAAAAATAGTCGGCTCAGTAAGGGTCTCTCGGGAGTCGATTTTGCATTGCCGGTTCAAAATATCCGAAAATTAGCGCACGGTTTTCGCAAGATTTCAAACTAAGTGCCACCTATACGCATTTTTAATTGATTATTTTGGAAACAATCCGAAGAATCCCACATATATATGGGATTCTTTCGCAAAATAAAGGGCTTTTTTAATCTCTCCCTTTCAGACCCCAAGGCCTGGAACCCTTCCCTGTGGAATCTCTACGGGGCGCAATCCTTATCCGGTGAAACTGTAACAGAAGAGACCGCGCTGACCTATTCCGCTTTCTGGTGCGCGGTTTCTCTTATTTCCGGCACCATTGGTTCACTCCCACTCCATTTGATGCAAAGCCAGCAGCGCGGAAAGCGCGTTGCAGACGAACTTCCGACCTATCGCGTCATGCACGAGCGATGGAACCCCTACATGACCGCCAAGGTCGGCCGGCAGACCATAACGGCCCACCTTCTGACCTGGGGAAACGGATACGCTGAAAAGGTTTTGAACAGCTACGGTGAAGTGATAGAGCTTTGGCCGATCCCTCCCAATCGGGTGGCTTCCATCCAGCGTGCAGAAAACGATCTTGTTTACGAAATCCAGGTCGATGGACAGATAAAGTTTATCCCTCGCAAGCGTATTTTACACCTTCACGGCCTGGGATTTGACGGATTCATGGGCTACTCGGTCGTGGCCATGGCCCGCAAGTCCATTGGCCTTTCCATGGCCATGGAGACCTTCGGCAGCAGACTTTTCAGTGAAGGCACGCATCCTGGAGCTGTCATAAAGCACCCAGGGCAAGTCAAAAACCATAAGGCGATGCGCGAAGCATTGGCCGAGTCTTATTCTGGTCTAGGAAACACACACAGGCTTATGCTGCTTGAAGACGGCATGGAGCTTGAGAAGGTCGGAATCCCTCCCGAAGACAGCCAATTCCTTGAAAGCAGACAATTCCAAATTCCTGAGATCGCCCGCTGGTTCAATCTTCCGCCCCACAAACTTCGGGACCTGACAAAGTCGTCTTTCAATAACATTGAGCAGGAACAAATCAGCTTTGTGACCGATTCCATTCTTCCGTGGCTGATCGATTTTGAGCAAGAATACCGGCTCCAACTGCTCACAGATCGCCAAAAATACCAGGAAAAACTTTACTTTAAACATATCGTCGAAGGGTTGCTTCGGGCCGACGCCAAAAGCCGAGCGGAATTCTACCAAATCATGAAGCGCAACGGAATCATGACCATCAACGAGATCAGGGAAAAAGAAGATCTCAATCCGCATAGCGATCCGCTCGCTGACGAACTATGGACCGAGGCCAACATGACTCCGTTGAACAAATGGGACCAGGCCACGGCCCAGTTACAGACATCCCAACCCACAGCTAAAATTACAGCTCTCCAGAGGAGGCCTTAAGTGAATTGGTACGAAATAAAAAATAAATCGGAGAAGGCCGAAATATGGATCTATGATTTCATCGGCGAAGACTTTTGGTCCGGCGGGGGGGTGACAGCAAAAAACTTCCAGAAAGAGCTTGCAGAGATCAAAGCAAGCCAAATCGACCTGCACATCAACAGCCCCGGTGGAGATGTATTCGACGGAATCGCCATTTATAATCTTCTCAAGCAGCACGCAGCTACGGTCACGACATACATCGACGGATTAGCCGCCTCCATTGCTTCGGTTATAGCCCTTTCCGGAGACAAGATCTACATGGCCGAAAATGCATTGTTTATGATCCATAATCCATGGGGGAGCATTTGTGGAGAGGCTGCTGACATGCGAAAATTTGCAGATCAGCTGGATATGGTCCGTGGCGCGATATCAAAATCCTACGCCGCCAAAACGGGCAAAGAAGAGAGCGAAATCAACTCCCTGATGGACGCTGAAACATGGATGGATGCAGACGATGCCGTAGAGGCTGGCTTCGTCGATGAGGTCACGGAAAAGATGGATATGGCCGCGTGCGCCAAGTTCGTCCCGATAATGGCAAAAGCCAGGTTTAAACACATCCCCGCTTTTGCCGCAAAAGATGCAGAAAAAGCCCTGCGCAATGCCGGGTTTTCTAGAAAAGAGGCAAAGTCGATCCTTGCCAAAGGGCTTTCCGAAGGCCTGCGCGATGCCGGTCCGGCGGAGAGTCTATCGGTAGCGGTAGAATCTCAGCGCGATGTTGAACTGCCGAGGCAGAAAAGGGATCGGATCGCCGAGCTTTTGACAAAGGCCGAGATTGTGGCCCCATCAATCAATTAAAAGGAGAGAATCAAAATGGCTAAGACCCTGACCCAATACCGTGAGGACATGAAAAACCTCATGAAGAAGGTGGCCGACATCGACGCCAAATGCGTCAACGAAAGCCGCGACATCTCCGAGGCCGAGTTGGCCCTGAAAAACGAAATGCTCGACGCCGTGGAAGACACACGAAAGATCGTGGCCGCCATGGAGCGCCAGGAGCGCATTCAGAAGGCCCTGGACGGCCCGGCCAACGAGCCCGAAAGGCTACCGCAGGCCTCCCATCGCATTGAGGTGCGCGACAAAGACCGCTTCGGTAGCCTTGGAGAGCAGATGGCCGCGGTTGTGAATGCCGGTCGCCCTGGCGGTCACATAGACCCGCGACTTCTGAACGCTGCCACCGGAATGGGCGAAAGCGTTCCGAGTGACGGCGGCTTCCTGGTTCAACAGGACTTCGTGACGTCCCTGATGGAAGACGCATTCCAGACCGGCGTGCTGGCATCGCGCTGTCGGCGCCAGCCCATTTCCGGAAACGCCAACGGCATCAAAATTAATGGCGTGGACGAAACCTCCAGGGCGTCTTCGCGCTACGGTGGCATCGTGGCCTATTGGGCCGACGAGGCGGGCGAAAAGACCGCCAGCAAGCCCAAATTCCGCAAAATCGAGCTGAACCTGAAAAAACTGATCGGCTTGTGCTACGCCACCGATGAACTGCTTCAGGATGCCGCCGCCCTGGAAGGCTTCGTCAAGACAGCTTTCCCTGGAGAGTTTGGCTTCCAGCTCGATGATGCCATCATGAACGGGACAGGAGCCGGGATGCCCCTGGGCATCATGAATGCCGGGTGCCTGGTGACCGTCGCCAAGGAATCGGGCCAGGCGGCCGATACCATTATGTCCGAAAACATCGTGAAGATGTACTCCCGGCGCTTTGCCGGGCAGACCGGAAACTATGTCTGGATCTACAACCAGAACATTGAGCCCCAACTCTTCACGATGTCCCTGGCGGTTGGCACCGGCGGCGTTCCGATCTACATGCCCCCGGGCGGATTGAGCGATGCCCCCTATGGCAGGCTCATGGGCCTTCCGGCCATCGCGGTCGAGCAAGCCTCCACCTTGGGAGATGCCGGCGACATCGTCTTGGCGAACTTCCAGAACGGCTATGTTCTGGCCGAAAAGGGTGGAATCCAAGCCGACATGTCGATCCATGTGCGGTTCATCTATGACGAGTCTGTGTTCCGCTTCGTGCTCCGGGTTGACGGCCAGCCGGTTCGCGCATCCGCCCTGACGCCCTACAAGGGCGGCGCCAACGACACGCAGAGCCATTTTATCACCCTGGCCGAGCGTGCGTAAGCAGTGAATTAAAAACCGCCTGGGGCGCATAGCCCCAGGATAAAGGAGAAAAAATATGTTTCTCGCAGAAGAAAAGAAGTTTGTGCCGGTCGCCAGCAACTACGACCTGAGCACGCACGATACGTTGATGACCATGGACAGCATCAACATGAAAAACTATCACCACGCCACCTTCCTGGTCCAGTTCGCGGCGCTGGGAACGGCCTCCCCGATTCTGTATGTCTACTCCGGGGCCACCGATGGCGCCCTGACCTCTGCCCTGACATTCAGCTACGCCTTTGGTGGCGCCGCGTGCCTGTCCGCCAACTGTGATGTGCTCGCCGCCTGGGCCACGAGCGCAGCGCTGACCATCACTCATGGAACGTACGACAACTACATGCTGATCATCGAAGTCCCGGCAGCGTCGATGGATCTGGCCAACAAAGAAGACTGGCTGACCATCAACTTCACCGATCCGAGCACTGGCGCCACCGGCAATGTGACCATTACCGCCATCCTCCAGCCGCGGTACAGCCACAACCGGATCGCGACGGCCCTGGCGTAAGCCTATAATCGGCGGCCATATCGGCGCCACTTTCGGGCGGTCTGGAAAGATGATCGTCCACTTCCACAGAAAGGAAGAAAGCCATGCCCAACTATAACGCCAGCACCATTGCAAGGATCGGAGATCTGGTCAACGGCATCCGTGTGGACACCTCCGTGATTGCGAACGCCACCTATCTTGCCGGTACCCAGGTTGAAATCTTCAACGTCGTCGGCCGAGTCAAGATCCATAGTCTCTTCGGTGAGGTGTGTGTGGTGTGCTCCAACAACGCCACCGCGCTGCTCTTCAACTACACCAGTACAACCCCGTCCATCGCCGTGCAACCCCTTTGCGGCGCGTCCGGCAGCATGGCCCAACTGGCCGTCGCAGAGCGCGTTTGGTGGGTGGGCGGTGCTGTTGCGACCGCGGCGGTACTGACGGCTACCCCCGGAATCAGCGACATCAATGCGACCCCGCAGATTGTCGGCAGTGTGACCTCCGCCGGGGCGAACGCCGTGGGCACCATCGGCATCCTGACGTCGGTGGCGAACCAGGCCAGCGGCTCCATTCGCTTCTCGATTTTCTACACACCGATGAGCGACGGGGCGTATGTGACGGCAGTTCTGTAATTTTTTGCTCCATAGTTGATACCAAGAGGGGCGGCCGAAAGATCGTCCGCCCCTGTTTTTAAGGAAAGCCAATGCGCGCCATCCGATACGCGGAACCAGTCATAGAGCCGATTTCGCTCGCGGAGTTTAAGCTCCACCTGCGGCTGGATTCTGGTAGTACGGCCGATAATATCGGCGAGCTCCAATGCCTTGCCATCGGATCACACGCGATCGCCGACAACTACACGACCCACGTCGGAACCGCCATAGATACGCTCGGATACTCTGTTTTGGTTATCCTTAATTCTGGAACGAACGGCGCCGGCGGCACGGTCGATACCAAGATTCAGGAGAGCGAAAACGGAACGGACTGGACCGACTTTTCCGGCGGCGCCTTCACGCAGGTAACGGAAGCGAACGACAACGCCATCCAGGAAAAAGCATACACCGGGTCCATGCGGTACGTCCGAACGGCATCGAAGGTGCTTGTCGGCGCGTGCGTATTCGGGACCACAGCCATCCGTTTTGCCGCATCCTCAGAAGAGGACAGCCAGCTTACCGATTGCATCCAAGAGGCGCGCGACCACATCGAAGACATCACCAGGCGCGCCCTGCTTACGCAGACCTGGGATGTTTTTCTTGATGGCTGGCCCCGCTCGAACAGCATTAAGCTGCCCTTCGGCAACCTGCAATCGGTCACGCACTTGAAGTACACCGACAGCGCCGGGGCGATAACCACGATGGCTGTCACGACCGACTACATCGTCGAGACCAACGGCGACCAGTGCGGCCGGATCGTGCTCCCGTATGGCGAATCCTGGCCATCGTTCACGGCTTACCCGTCGAATCCGATCACGGTGCGCTTTATCTGCGGATGGACGGCCGCGTCAAGTCTTCCGCGAAAGATCAGGGCGGCATGCAAGCTGATAGCCACCGACCTTTGGCAGAACAGAGAAGGCAAGCAGTTCGGCGGTGCCGGCTCGGACTACCGCGTGAATGTGGCCGTCAATGATTTACTGGCGAGCGCCAGGCTTTGGGATGAGGTCGTATGATCAGGGCCGGAGATCTCCGACATAGGATCACGCTTCAGCGCGCATCCGAAACCTCCGACGGTATGGGACCAGGCGGGGCCATTACATGGTCCGACATCATGACCGTGTGGGCCGAACGCTGGAACGTCTCCGGTGCCGAGCGGGTAGAATCCGCCCGCACCAAACAGAACAGCATCGCCCGCTGGCACTGCCGCCACAACGCCGCGATAGTGCCGACGATGCGGATTAAATGGGTGAACGCCGGAGTCACGCACTACCAGGAGATCCTGGCCGTTAACCCGCTTGACCAGCAGAACCGGGAAATTGAGATTTTGGCGGAAGAGAAGATTTAGATGGCATACGGTTTAGGCGAAAAGATAGAGAATAAACTTAGCCCCATACTTGCTGGCAAAAAGAGAGCCGCTCGCATGTCACACAAATACGAAAAAAAGAGTAAGCACAGGGCCGAAAGGCGCAGGGCAAACAAAGATTTTGATTGTGTCCCGGCATACAACCGCCATCACGGCTGGGAGTGGTAAATATGAGCCTCGCAAACGTAACCATAAATTGGGATGCCCGGGCCTACACCCGCGAGGTTGAGGCTGCTCTCAATGAAGTGGTCCGCGAAGGCGCCCTGCGCACCGAAGAAGACGCCAAGCGCAACCTGGAGCGCATGGCCCCCGACAGCACCGGCACGCTCGCAAGCCAGATCGCGGTCAAAGCCAGCCAGTACAAGAACGGTGGATGGCTCGTAGAGGCCCAGGGGCACGGCAACTATACAAAGTTTTATGCTTCCTTCGTAGAACTCGGGACCAGCAAAATGGAAGGTCTCCGATACCTTCGCAACGCCCTGCGCCGCAACAAGTTCCGCATGCGCGCCATGCTCCGGCAGAAATTCGGCGAGGTCCGATGAAAGAACTTATTGAATCCATCTATTCGCATTTCGCCACCGGCACCAACAGCCTAAAGACAGCCACGGCTGGCCGCTTGGAGTACGGAAAGGGCGTTGATGGGTGGACCGATAACTTTGCGACCTACCAGGCCAACAGCGCGAACGCCGACGATGCTTTTCGGACTTCGATGGATGAAACCTACTGGCAGATCAACCTATTTTCGTCTGTGCGCGAGACGTGCTTCGACCTGCTGTCCTACGCCACATCGCTTTTTGACAACGCAACCCTGACCGTGACGAGCCACTATCCGGTCTTGATCCATAAGGAAAACGTCGTTCCGCCCATCTGGAACGAGCAAGACAATCTTTGGCAGGCCACAATCGAATTTCGGTGTCGGCTGCAACACACGTAAAGGAGTGAACCATGGCTTTATCTTATCAAGAAGCTGCAAATGCCGCCGTAGTGCTAAACTACGGAGCCGGAACCCAGGCTATCGTGGCCGGCCTTAATACCTTGAAACTCCCCGGCGGCCAGCGAAACATCATCGAAGTCAAGCAATTCCGCGAGACCTCTCGCCAGTTCGCTGGACAGGCCAGCCGAACCAATCTGGAGTTCGGCGGCGCGGCCGTCTTCAATGACCCGGGCCAACTCCAACTGAAGACCTACTTCGACGCGAACACAAAGTTTGGCCCGGTCGGTCACGCCAACGGGGAATGCCGGATCTACCTGAACGGCACATCCTCTACTCTGCTTTCGTCTGACTTCATGGCGCCGGATACGGCGAACGACTCCGAATCGGTCTATCAGGTCACGGCCTACGACTTCCCGAGCGTGGATTCCGAAGGCATTTTCCCGTTTACTTCGGGTCTCGCGGTCGGCGGTCGGTATGCATTTTTCACGGTCCACAAGACTGCCGCAACCATCGCTTTTGTTGAAGGCGGCGCTGGCGCGGACACCATCACCGATTCCGGCAGCGGATTCGTGACGGCTGGATTCACCGCCGGTATGACCCTGATCGTTGAGGGAACCGCCAGCAATGATGGTATTTATCTCATCGATACTGTGATCGCCGGCACCATCACGCTAACCACGGCCATGGACCTCGCGGACGAATCGGCCGGAACATCTTTCACGCTCCACGGCGGCAAGTAGTCCAGGCCCTGCTTGCTCGCCAACGGCCGGCCCCGGCCTCCGCCCCGGGGCCGGCCTTCTCATAAAATAACGGGGGAGACGGTAGAGGAGGAGATCAAGTGCCAATCATCCAAAAAGAGACTCAAGCCTGGTTCGACTACCCCGACGACGAGTTCGGCGGCAAGGCCCTGATTCGGCTACCCAAGGGCGGCGAATTGAAGTCCATCCGTGAAAAGACCAGCGAAGTGGCCACCTACGCCGTGAAAGCGTTTCGGGAGACCGAGACCGTATTCCGTCAGCGCGGGCATCGTGAAGCGGTCGCTGTCGCAGTCGTCAAGGATTGGCAGAACTTTTTCGACATGGAGCACAAGCCTCTGGAATGCAACCGGGCCAACATCCTGATGATGTGTCAGGAAACCGGATTCCACGAGTTCATCGACGAGTGCTTGGCGCAGTTGGAAAAGCAGGCCGAAAAGCAGGTCAAGGCCGAAGTAAAAAACTGATCGAGCTGGCCGAGTGGCTGGCCGAAGCCGGCCGGCTCGATTGCGAGGCCTGCAAGGAAAAATACAAAATCGGGCAATGGGACAACGGCCCGACGCTCGAAGCCAAAAAGAAAGGGCCGCCATGCGGAACGTGCGTCAAGGGGAAAATGCCAGACGTCGAACCGGCAAACGAAGCGGCTCTTTTCTTGTTCCAGCGCACGGGCGGCGAAGATGGAATATCGCCGCAGGCCCTGGAAGCCAATATGCGGATTTACGGCATCCGCGCGCGTGATCGGGCAGAGACCGCCGAGCGCGTGAGTGTTATGGCCGGGAAGTACATGCAGCGCATGAGGGCGATAAGGGAAGAGGAAAGAATCAATGCCCAAAGTGGCGACGGCCTACGTAACTATCAGAGCACGCCTCGACCAGCTCGAAAAAGATTTATCAACCGCTAAAAGCATGACCATCAAGCGGTCTACCGAGACCGCTACAGCGGTCAGCAACGCTTTTAAGGGTGTCGTGGCCTACTTCGGAGTCTCGCAAATCAAAGCCTTCGGCACCGAAATTTTCAACACCGGAAAATACGTCGCTCGCCTCGAAAAATCCTTTGCCGAGATAACCGGCAGCACGTCGGCGGCGAACAAAGAGTTTGCTTTTCTGCGTGACACATCCGATCAACTCGGGCAGAACTTCTACGACCTGGCCGACGCTTACAAGGGCATCGCCGCAGCATCCAAGGGCACGACCTTGGAAGGCCAGCAGACCCGCGATATCTTCGTGGCCATCACCAAAGCATCCGCCTCGCTCGGGCTCACGGCCGACGATACCCGGGGCGCCCTGACGGCCATCCAACAGATGATGAGCAAGGGCAAGGTGAGCGCCGAGGAGTTGCGCGGACAGCTGGGCGAACGTCTCCCGGGCGCCTTCAACCTCATGGCTGAAGCCATGGGTGTCTCTACGGCCCAACTCGACAAAATGCTTAAAGACGGCGAGGTGCTGTCTGAAGAAGCCCTGCCAAAGTTGGCTGCCGTGCTCGAGGGCCGCTACACCGGCGCCGTAGACGACGCCACCAGGGCCAGCAACAAGCTTGCCGAGGCCTGGACGGACATAAAAAAATCCATGACCCAATCCGGCTTCATGGATTCCGCCACCCAGGCGATAAAATCGGTTACCGATGCCCTGAAAGATCCTAACGTCCAGCAGGGCATGCGCGACTTCGCCAAGAACATGGGCGAGATCGTCGCCAGCATGGCCGAGCTTGCGAAATACGCGGGCCTTCGAAGCATAACCGGGACATTCGGCCAGGCCGTTGAATTGAGCAAGCAGGGAATGCTTGACCTTGTTGAGTTTTCGAGACTCAGCTTCACTGAGCGCCAGAAGATGGTTGACGACATCCTTGCCAAACAAGCGGCGATCAACCAGCGGTTCAAGATAGGCCCGCAAACGCCGGGATACCCGACCAGCGATGCCGCATCTCCCCCTCCACCGCGCCCGGGTGTGACATCAGAATCCAAAGAGGAAAAGAAGGCCCGCGAAAAGCGGCTGAAGGAAGAAGAAGATTTCCAAAAAGACCTTCTCGCCATCCAAATCGAAGGCCTCAACGCCTACGATCAGGCCATAATTGACGGCTATGCCGACACCGAAGCGGCCTACAAGGAGATGAAGCAGACGGCCGCCGATAACGCGATAACGTTCGAACTCGATACCTATTTTGCCGACCTGGACAAGCTGGAAGTGGCCAGCAGAGACACGACCGACACCATGGCCGACAATATGCGTGACGCCATGTCCGGGTGGGCATCGAGCTTTTCTTCGACGCTCAACGAGATGGTTTGGAATTCAAAGGCATCCTTCGGCGACATCCTCGAATCCTTCGGCAAGATGATCACGCAGATGATGATCCAAAAGGCCATCGTCGAACCTCTCTTTGGCTCTCTATTCGGCGGATCATCGGCCACCGCAAGCACCGCGACGACCTCCGGATATACCCCTGGGGCATGGGGCGCGGACGGCCTCATAATGGATTCCGGAAAAATCAAATGGAACGCATCCGGCGGCATCGTAAGGCGCCCGACCATATTTCCTCTTTCGGGCGGATCGTGGGCCGGGGCCGGTGAAGCCGGACCAGAAGCGATCATGCCCCTGAAGCGCATCAATGGCAAGCTGGGCGTGGCGGCCGCAGGGGGCGGGACCACGATCAACATCATCAACAACGTGGGCGCCGAAGTAACCGCACAAGAGCGCGAGACAGCCGGCGGCATAGAGATCGACGTGCTGATTGACCAGGCCGTGGCCTCAAAGATGAGCAAGCGCGGAACGGCCAGCAACCGGGCGCTCCGGCAGCACGGCGGCGCTGCGCCCCTGACGGTGAGGTAGTAATGACGACAACCATCGATTGGGAAAGCACTTTGCCCCAGGAGTTGACTACCGACGGCTATTCGCAGAGCGCGGCCGACAACCTACTGCGCACTTCGATGGACACCGGACCCGCCAAGGTGCGCCGCAGGGCCACCAGCGCGCCGCGGCCGGTCGGCGGCACGATCATTATGGATGAGACGCAGCTTGCGACATTCAAGACGTTTTACGCCACCACCATCTTGGGCGGGTCCCTGCGCTTCAATTGGGTGGACCCGGACGACGGCACCACTGCCGTTGAAATGCGTTTCACTTCGCCGCCATCATGGACAGTGCTCGGCGGAGATCTTTACCGGGTCACGATGGCATTGGAGATTTTGCCTTGACCGATGTTTCCTTAAATTTCAGAGGCAGCGCCTACGCCGCAGAGACCGGAGATTTTCCGATTTGTTTGGTGACCATCGACCATGCCGACCTCACGACACCGATCAGGATCAGCACAGACCCCACGGCGCGACTCGTCGAGACCGCTGCGGACATCGTTTATGGGACGCAGAGTAGGGGCAATGATTTTTACTTTTTCCCATGTTCTCTCAAACTCCCTGACGACACCGACGACGGCCCCGGAGAGATGCGGCTCGAGTTCGACAACGTCAATCAGGATTACATTGAGACCATACGGAGTATTGTCGGGCCGCCCACGGTATTGGTGGAAATGGTCATGGCCAGCGACCTGGACACGGTAGAAGCGCAGTGGCCTGAATACTTGCTTCGCTCTGTAAAATATGACGCGGTGATCATAACGGCCACGATGATCATGGAAATGCTCGAAAGAGAAGGATACCCAGCCGGCAGTTTTACGCCGGGGGCTTTCCCGGGGCTATTTTAGGAGGAGGATTTATGGATTTATTGAAAGAGCTTGAAGAATGGTTGGAGCAAGAGCGCAAAAGCTATGAGCGCGGATCTGCTTGCAGCATGTCCGAGAGCATTTATGGGGAGGGTACGATTTCCATGGTCCAACGGAAAATCGCGCAGCTTAAATCGAAGTACGCGGAAAAGGATAGGTAGTTGAGACACTGGACCGACCTATACGCCGGCATCCCCTTCGCCTTCGATGGCCGCGACCGCTTCGGCTGCGACTGTTGGGGGCTTGTCCGACTCGTTTACGAAGAGGTTTTAGGTCGGGGACTACCCATGGTAGCTGGTGCCCTAAAGGACCTCTCATTGGGCTCACTGGCCCGCGTATCACGCGAGATCAAGGCCGGCCTGGACGATTGGGAGCGCGTAGGAGATCCACAAGATTTTGACATCGTTATTTTTCGGCGCGGCCAGGTAAACACGCACGTTGGAATCGTTTGTGGCCGCGGCCAAATGCTTCACGTCATGGAGGGCATCAACTCCACCGTGGAGCCCTACAACGCACCGGTTTGGAAATCGAAGATCTATGGCATCTACCGCTACGCAAAATAGCCTCACGCTAACGACGAGGCCGCTCGCAATATCGGCGCCCATCGTCCGTCAGATCCAGGCCGGCAGAGACATAGCGGCCATTGTCTCTGAGGCCATGCGTGGGCGCGTGAGCGATGCGGTTTGCGTGGACCTGAACGGATACCCGGTTCCGGCCTCGTCTTGGGCGCTGGTGGCGCCAAAGGCCGACGATCATCTGCTGATTTATACCAAGCTGCACGGCGGCGAGGGGAAAAACCCGCTGCACGTGCTTATGACCATCGTTGTTATCGCGGCAGCAGCATATACCGGAGGACTCGCAGCAACTGCCTATGGCCCAATGGCCGGGGCTTTCGCGGCGGCGGCTGTATCCACGGCCGGAATGTTCTTGGTCAACGCCATAGCGCCTGTGAGGCCGGCCGATGCTCGGAATACTTCGTACAGCGACAGCCCGACCTATTCGATAAGCGGTGCTCGCAACGTGGCCGACCCCTGGGGGCCGATCCCTCAACTTCTTGGACGGCATAAGGTTTACCCGCGCCTGGGGGCAAAGACATTCACAGAAATAGAGGGCGGCGACGAATATCTTCGCCTGCTGCTGGTTTGGGGATATTCGCCCATAAGGGTCGGAACGATCAAGATCGGAGATACCCCACTTTCGTCTTTCGAGGGTGTCGAGGTTCGCACCTACCTGGGATATGACGGCGAAGACACGATAGACCTTTTTCCATCACAGGTAGAACAAACGCCGGTCGGAGCACTCGTGGAGTACTCTTCTGGATGGATAACCAGGACGGCGCCGGAAAACGTAGATGAGTTGTCAGTTGACATTTATTTCAACCGAGGCCTGGTCAGAATCGGTAACAGCAGCCGGAGCGGAGCGTTTCGGGCAGAAACTACCGTGACCGCGCAGATTCGCTATCGTGAAGTGGGCACATCGGCCTGGACCTACACAGACGGTACGGTGGCGTTCGCCGAGCAATCATCAGCGACCTATGCGCTCGGCCCCATGGTCCCTGGAAGTTATTACGATGAATTAGGATACCTCGTGCCAGGGGAAACATTTTCAATCTACGCCTGCCACGATGGGGTTATCAGGGCATACGGAGGCAGAACAGAGCGCCCATTGTCTGTGCGAATTGGAGAATACACGACCAGGACGCTTTATGTTGATACCAGCACCGACATCGCTTGGCCAGTGATGGGGTATGATACTGTGACCAATATCATCGACACAGATCGAACGGGCCTGGTGTGCTCGCTGGTCGGCGATCAGGTCAATATCACGGCTGGAACCATAACGATTGAAGAATCGGCATGGACAGCAAAAAGCCCGGAAGTGCAACGATTCTCTCAACGCTGGAAGGTGGACCGGACGAAGGCCTATGAGGTGGCCATCAGCCGCGTGACCGAAGATTCCGTCGATGATATGATTTTTGACGAAATGACTTGGCAGTACTTGCGCGGCACGCTCAACGATAACCCCATCAACTTCGAAAAGCACTTGACGGTAACGGCTTTTCGAATCAAGGCCACCGAACAACTTTCCAATGTGATCGACAACGTCAACGCGGTTTGTGATTCATTCGTTCCGGTTTGGGACGGATCGACCTGGAGCACGTGGGGTTATAGTAGTAATCCGGCAGCTCTTTTCCGCCACGTTTTGACCGGCAACGCCAACGCCTTGAAGCGCACGGCGTCACAGATAAATGACGATCAGTTGGCCGACTGGTTCGATGAGTGCGAAGATCGCGGGTACAGCTTCAATATGTACCGTGATTTCCGCGCATCGATTTGGGACACCCTGATGGACGTGGCCGTTGCCGGCAGGGCCGCGCCATCGATCATCGACGGCCTGTGGATGGTGATCAATGATTATGATGGCCGGCCCATTTCGCAGCATTTCACCCCGCGCAACTCCTGGGGCTTTTCTTCCGAGAAAATGCTTTTTGATATGCCGCACGCCCTGCGGGTAAAATTTGTGAACGCGGACGCCGATTACGAATGGGACGAGCGCATAGTTTATTCTGATGGCTACACCGAGGCGAATGCAACGCTTTTCGAGAGCATCGAATTCCCAGGGGTGACGGACCCGGATTTGATCTATCGATTTGCGCGCTACCATCTGGCGCAGATGATCCTCCGGCCCGAGACGTACTCCTTTTATTGCGACTTCGAGCACCTTGCCTGTCGGCGCGGGTCCATGATCCATTGCGGCCACGACGTTCCTAAATGGGGTACGGCCTGGGGCCGCGTCAAATCTATTTCGGTAACAGAAGAAACGACAGAGGACGGGTTTTTCGACGACTCCGGCGGCGTGGCCTTCGACGACTCCGGCGGCGTTGAATTCGATGGCGGCACCGTTGGCGGGACCATAATCAGTGTCACGCTCGACGAAGAGTTCGCCATGCTGGCCGGCACCTCTTACGCCTGCCGGTTCCGCAAGGCAAACGGTGACAGCGTCGTTCTTTCGGCCACGTCGGTCACCGAAGACACTGTGACATCGACATTCTACGTTGATGGATCGGTTCCGGCGTCCTACGGCCCGGCGGTGGGCGATCTCGCCATGTTCGGCGAGGCCACATTGATGACCGCCCGGCTGCTGGTTAAAAGCATAACCCGCACGAAAGACTTTTGCGCTCTTTTGACCTGTGTGGATCTTGCGCCATCGATTTACAACGCCGACACGGAATCAATCCCGGCATTCAACACGCGAATCACTGGCCCGGTAGACATCACACGCCTTGCGCCGCCAGCACCATCGATCAGCAATGTGGAGAGCGGGACCAGGGCACTTGAGGTGACCGGGGCACTCATCCGAGCCCGGATTCTGGCGACCGTAGCCCCGGCCACCAGCAGCACAATCCGCATCGGAAAATATCGCCTGCGCTACCGGGCCACAGGAACGACGAGATGGAGCCAGGTCGAATGGCCGGCAGATGTCGGTGTGACCGGCATCATCAATGGCGTGATAGAGGGTGAATCCTACGAGATTGCCGCCCAGGTGGTGAGTGTCTACGGGGTGGCTTCGGACTGGTCCTCATCTGTCTTTGATGCCGTAGAGGGCCAGAGCGAGGACCCGGCGGATGTGGAAGACTTCGGTTGCAACATCGTCGGAAGCGAAGCGCGGCTGACCTGGACGGCAAATACCGATCTTGATTTATCTCATTACCGCATCCGATGGAGCCCGCTCACGGTCGGCGCGACCTGGGCGAATTCGGTTGACGTGGTGGCCAATGCCGGACCCACAACCAGCATTGCCGTGGCTGCCATGGTGGGCACCTACATGATCAAAGCGGTTGACCGCTCGGGCCGCGAGAGCGCAACAGCATCGACCGCCAGCACCAATATTGCTGGTATTGCCGGGTTAAATTTTGTCGAGGAGTTTTCGCAGATCGACCCATCGTGGAGTGGTACCGGAACAAATGTTTCCGCGTCGGTGGCCATGGGAGGGCTCGTGCTCACCGATCCGGAAACCGAGACAGGCACATTTGAATTTACCGGCTACGTTGACCTTGAGGCCGTTTTTACTTCGCGCCTTACGGCATCACTTTCGATCAGCGGACAAGACACCGCCTCCGATCTTTACGACCTGACGGACCTTTACGAGGCCGAAAACCTTTATGGTGCCCAAGAGAGCCAATACAACGTTGAGCTTTATGTGGCAACGACCGAAGACGATCCGGCTGGGACACCGACATGGAGCGCATGGAAGCCGTTCTTGGTCGGAGATTATACTGCCAGGGCCTACAAGTTCATGGCGCGCCTTTCGGGTACGGCCCCGAGCATCACGCCCATACTTGAGGCCGTGACCGTGACAATCGACATGCCCGATAGGGTTTTACCATTCGGCGCGGACGTGCTGTCTTCTGGTTCCAGGGTGGCATTTTCGCCGGCTTTCTTCGCAGTACCAGAGATCGGCATATCGGTCTTTAACGGTGAAGAAGCGGATTACTACGCTATCACCAACCTGGACGAAACCGGGTTTGACATCGCTTTCACAAACGGCGGGGCGGGAGTGGCGCGGACCATTTCTGGCGTCGCCAAGGGTTACGGAGTACTTGAAACATGAGCCAGGTAACGAATTTCGAAATCCCAGGGTCTCCGCTCGACATGGCGACCCTCGCCGAAACGCTCGAAGACGACTTTGCGGCGGTCGCCAGCCTGAACCGCGGAACCAGCGCGCCATCGAATCCTTTCGCCGGAATGTGCTGGAACGATACCTCGGCGAGCCCGGTCATATCGATAAGGATTTACTCCGCCACCTACGGATGGGTGACGCTCGCCACCTACAACGACACGACCGGCGCCGTTCTTTCGTTTGGTGGCCGCACAATCGGCGGCACTTCGGCTGGAGACATCCTTGATAACAACAGTTCGCAGACCGCAACCAATAAGCGCCTTACGGGGCCACGGCTTAATGAAGATGTGGCTTTAGGATCGACGTCCACAGAGATCGACAGGCTTTGCGATGACGCCACAGCCACGGCCGCCGAAGTATCTCAATTGCACAACCAGGGCGCGCTGGCCGCTGACTTTGCAAAGCTGCATGCGATCACCAAGAGCGCCGCGCAGATCGATTCGAACATGCCGACGAATGCGGCGCTCTCTTCGACAAACTCTGGCGTAGAAACCATACCGTTTACCGGGGAAGAAGTAGCTGCCTTAGTTGTCGGGAACGTTGTCGTCGGTGATATAATTTTGGCGGTCGGAAACCTTCAGGCAGTAAAAGGCGGGACTGCTGGGCATGTGGCTACCAATCTTGCCGGAACCGGTACGGCCACCTATCAGATGGCAAGCGCATCCGAAAACTTCATAGCATCGCATCCAAGCGTCGGGGCCGGCGCCACGTTTTACCTTAACGTTACAGGAATATTTGTCATAACCGGGGACGGCTCGTTCGGGCTGAGGTTATGGTCAACCAGCGATGGAAGCGATTCAACGGCCAGCGCCAACACTTGCGGTATCCACGCAGTATTTTTGCGCAAACAATAGAAGGGATTGGTGAAATGAAAAAGATATTTCCTCTCACGGTTATCATGCTCCTGGCTATCGTGCCGGCGGCTCTCGCGGCCGGAACCGTAACGGTCACGCAGTATCAGCTATCTGCTGATAAAAACCAGCTCGTTATCAAGCTGGCCTGTGTCGGAGACGCGAACGATGGTTCGGTGCCGGCGACCACAATCAACACGGCGGCGATCAGCGCCGGCCTGCCGAAAGAGTACCAGGCCAGCGGGTTTTACTTTTACGAAATTTGGTCGGTGGCAGGGATTACAGCCCCGGACGCTGCCGATGTTAATGTCGTGGATGCTCTCGGCAGTGAGATTTACGACGATGGGGCGGATAGCTTGATACAGGCCACGGGAACGACCGAGGGCACGGTTGATAAATACCGGGGCGTCAATTCTGTTTTGACTGTCACGGTTACAAACCAGGCCACGGTGAGCGCGACATTCGACATTTACATAAAGCTGGTACGGTAGAGGTGGATATGAAAAGACTATTTATCGCTTCTTTAATTCTGGCGCTCGTTGTTCCGGCTTCCGCCGGTCCGCCCGCTCCGCCCCCTATCGGATCGAATACTGACTTGTCGGTAAACTCGGCGACTATCGGGGCCACCGGATCAATCACCGAAGAAACCAACACCATGACCCTTGATGACGGAGACGGCCTGCCGATCACACTGCAAGAGATCCGCGACGCGACCGGCGGGGCCGACACCGCGGCCATCCACGACAACCAGGCCGGCGAGATCAGCGCGGTTTCTCAAGAGGGATCGGCCCTGGAAGATGGCGACGCGATCATCGGTGAAGATGCGCAGAACAGCTACGCCAAAATCAAGATTTTACTTTCAGAGATCGCAACCTACATCCAGACCAAGCTGGGCATAACGGCTTTCGGTCTATCGCTTACCGATGACGACAATGCCACGGAAGCGCTGTCAACTCTCGGAGCACAGGCTGCCGATGCGGACTTGGCTGACCTTGCGGACGGAAGTTTGACAGGCTCCAAGGTCGGAGATGGAGTCGATGATGATTACGTTTCGTTTGACGATGCCGACAATCTATGGACGGCCACCAAGGCAGGCCCGGCCCTGGAAGAGATGAACGACTCCATCAATGCCGGGGCGCCGAACGGAACCGGCGCAAAAGTTCATTGGTCCCAACTTCTCGGTGTGCCGGCCGGATTTGCTGACGGTGCGGATGCGGAAGGCGCCGGATCATTTACTGGCGGAACCCTAACATCGGAACTCGTCATCGATGAAACCGGAATCGAGGGCCAGCCGACCGACACGCTCACCGATTGCTCGACTTTCTCTGCTACTGGCGGAGGCATTTTCTACGACGACAGCGAGGGCCAGTGGAAAAAGTGCGAAGACGGGGTTCTGAGCGATCTTGACACCGCTGCGGCATCTGGCCTCGCCTCCACCGACATTGATACCTCTGGAGAGCTTAGAACGCTCGTCACAGATGAAAGCGGCACCGGGGCATTGATTTTTGCTGGTGGAGCCATCGGTGCGGCAACGGCCACCACGCCGGCAACGGATGATAATGATACCTCTGTCGCCACAACCGCCTACGTTCAGGGCGAATTGATTGGTGGTTCATGGGCATCCCCGAGTGCTGCTATCGGTTCTGGCACGCCGGTTGCCATCACAGCAACGACATTGAGCGCAGGCGCGGCAGGTTTTGCGGTAGACGCTGACGGCGACACGACCGCCAAAAGCCTAACCCTTGCTGCCTCGGCGGCCCCAGGTTTTGACCTCCGGGACTCCGACAACCCCGGCACCGACAAATGGAGTGCATCTTTCGAGGCCGCCTACGTTGACGGAGCAGATGGCGCAGAGAACAGCGATGTTCTGATCTACGCAAACCAGGGCGGCGCAAAGACCTTGATCGCTCAGTTCGACGAGTCCGATGACCAATGGGAGACAACCAAAAACATATCCGCTCCAAGCGCGACGGTAGGTGCTTTGACCGGAGTGGATTCAATCGATGCTACCGGCGCGGTAGATATGGATTATGGCTCTGCCGATGTAACCGACCATACCTTTGTGTCTGACGGCGGGACGGTTATCATTGATGGGAATATCTCCATCGGTGCCGATCCAGCCGATGCGGGGGCTATCAGGCTTCCTAACGCCGGGTATATCTACTCTGAGGCTGACGCGGCTGGAACGGACATCTCTGTAATCGGTGTAGATTCCAACGAGGTAGTTCAGATAGCCGCAAGCGGTGCAGCGAGCGTGACAATTACGCCCGACACGACCTTCACTGGAGACATAACGGTAGGCGGGGCTGGGCTTACCATGGGCGTCGGAGGGGTTTTAATCACAACGGATAACGATGGAGCCGTTACCATCTTAGGACAGGGCAACGGTTCTGACGAGGATATCAACATCAACCTCGACGATACGTCGAACACGGCTGTCATATCTTCTTCAACCGGAGTCACTCTGCTCGACTTCGGAACCATCGGGACGGCTACAACCGGGATCGTCACGGGCGGCGCTCAAACCCCCGTAATCGACGACCCGGACAACTTTTCAACGAACTTCACTGGAAGAAATCTTTACGGCGGCACCTTCATAGCCAACGCTGCCGGGACCGCCGCGCTTCTAGACCCTGCCGTGGGTATGAATTTTACTTACGTCCTGGAAGTGGCGAACGCGAACATTATTGACCCGCTTACCACAGGAACCGCTGACACCATTGTAATGAACGGACTTGCTGCCGCTCAGGATGAAAACATTACTTCGTCAACCTCTGGTGCCATGTGCGTCTTCCAATATCGTGCGGCAAACTCTTGGATGGCAACCTGTACCGGGTGGGCTGAGGCAACGCCTCCGTAACATGAGGATTTTATGAAAAGAATACCATGGATTATTTTAGTAGTAATAGGGGTTTTCGCGTACTCTGTTTCTGCCGGGCTTCTGCAAGAGAGACAAGCAGCGGTTATCAAGGCACGAAGTTCTGGCGGCGCGACACCAACACCGACACCGACACCCACACCATGTTCAGGATCGTATGGAAATGAAACAGGATCATCGGAGTCTGTTCAGGCTACGGCCTTCACTTACCAACTACGCAAAATAACAATCGGCTGTGCTGGCACAACCGCCAGTATAGAGGCTTTGATTACGGATTCCGAAAATGACACGCGAGAAGTAATATTTGTACTATATAACGACTCGGGGGGGCATCCAACGACATTGATAGCTAATGGCGCAGCAAAATACCTCTATGATAATTGCGGCGCTGCATCTGATACAGCTATCAATGAATCGCTGGCTGCCGGGACATATTGGGCCGGAATACTGAAAGAATCTTCAGCGACCGGAGTATGCACATCAGGAAGCACAAGCTCAGGGATTTCATATCTTTACGCCGAAACAGATTTTGTGCCAGATGCAGATCTATCTGGTGTGGGGACAGTTACAGACTATGAACTGGCTATTTGGATGGAGTTCTGATGAAATGTGTCTTTACAGCCTTTTGTTTGTGTTTGTTGCTTATCTGCTCTAATGCCAAAGCCGCAGACCAATACGTGCTCGACGGTGGATCAAGCGCCACGTGCTCTTCATGGTCGGATGCTTGCGATCAAATCACTACGGCAGAGGGCAGGGCTGGTCGTGGTGATACCATCTGGATTGGGGATGGGACATACACTGGGGGGACGTTTAATACTGCTGCATCAGGATCAACTTATATCTACATCAAAAAGGCAACAGCCTCAGCCCACGGAACCGCAGGCGATTGGGATAATGATTACGGTGATGGTGTCGCTGATATTACTTCCGGTTTGACTTTCGGATCAAACTATTGGGAAGTAGATGGACAAACGAGATCGTCGAGCACGTCAGGACATGGTATCAGAATATCTTCAACTACAAAATGCGCAACCGTCACAGGGTTTAGTTATATCACCTTTAGGTACATAGATTTTCAGGGTGGAGGTGATGATGGAGATGGGCCAAATAATGACCTAATTTATGCGGCTTCAGCCGCGAGTTATATTACTATAGCCTATTGCTATCTGCATGACTCTGGAAGAACCCACATATTGTCAAGGGGCGGGGATTATTGGCTACTTGAGCAATCATATCTTGCAAGAAACGAATCAGTTCCATTAGAGCACTCAGAGTCATGGTCTTGCGGTACAACAAGCAACACAACGGTTAGATACAATGTGTTTGATACGGTCGAGGGAACCGCTGTAATCGCCACATTAGATAGTCCTTCAGGGCCTATTAACTGGTACATTTATGGAAACGTATTTCTCGACTACCCCGGAGAATCGAATGGCTTGATTGCTTGTGATTCTGAATCCTCCTGGGCAAATATGTATTTTTATAATAATACAGTAATCAGGAGCGAATGCAGGTTTGATGTAATGGGTGGCAGTACAGGCTGGCGCGAGTACAACAATATTTTTTACGCTTGCACATTTGCGCCGTCCATGAGAGGCGAACATGATTATAACGCCTACTCATCAGACCTGGGCGAGACGCACGATCAGGAAAGCATAAGTACTTCTACATTCACAAATTATGCCGGGGATGATTTCACCCTGGCGGCGGCTACCGCTGGCGGAGACGATAGTATTGGCGCGACCTACAACACTGACATGCTCGGAAGCACTCGCGGGGCAGACGGAACGTGGGACCGTGGGGCGTATGAATACGTGGATGGAGAGCCGACCCCAACGCCCACTCCGACGCCGACACCCGGGCCAACAACAATGTCCGGGGGCGGCGGGAGCGGCTTATCGATTAGGTAGGGAATGAACGTGTGAACGCACCCTGGAGGCAGAATGCCGGAAACGATTTATATAGGGTACGTCAAAACATTAGAACTCGAACGCATCGCCGGCATAGTGGAAAGTGTACTCCAGCGCGAAAGGATACTGAAGCATGAAGAAAGCCCTCTTGATCGCCTTGCTCATAACGTGCGCGTTTTGCGCCGTCGCGCAAGCCGCCCAGGTCACGCTGCAATGGGATGCGAACAAACCCCCTGTTGACGGCTATCGGCTCTACCAGCGGACTCACGGCGGGAATTACGACTATTCCGCACCGGTCTGGACCGGAACGAGGACCACAGCCACGATTTACGACCTGGCCGACAACACTCAATATTACTTCGTGGTGCGCGCCTATTCCGGGACGAATGTGAGCGGCAACAGCAATGAGGTGATTTTTGTGAGCGCAACTCCGACACCGACGCCTACGCCGACGCCTGTTTCGGAGCCTACCGTTGAGCCCACTCCCGAACCCACGGCCACACCAGCGCCGCCAAAGTGCTTTACGCTGCTGAACACATCCGGTCACGGCGTCATAGATATGGGCGCCGGGGAATACAAAATCGAGGATGCAGGAAAACTCTGGATCGTGACCGTTCAGCCAGATGAATCCCGGGCGCCCTATTCCGGAAACATCCTCACCAAGGCGTTCCACAAGCCCGGTTGCCGATACCACGATTGCCTTTCCTGCACCGTTCGATTCGCCACGCCAGCAGAGGCTTTGGCCCAGGGATACAAACCATGTGGAGTGTGTAAGCCATGAAAAGACTTTTATCAGCGGTAATCCTTTTAATCCTCCTTGCATCCCCGGCCTACGCCCGGCACTACGGATGCACTTCCCACCTGGGCGGCATATCAGGAACAGACCTGGATGCCCTCGACATCACCGGGGCGAGCGATCCCAATCCGAACAACCTCGCAGATGGAGACACGGCCCAGGTTGCTGTTTTGAGCGGAACGACCGGAACCCGCTATGACTACGTTTTCGACGCCGACGGCACCACGGCAGAGGATGCCACTTATTTCACGGTTATCAGGCCGGATGACTTCGCCACCGCTGGCGTCTGGCGCCTCGTCGGCCTTCCGATCCAAATGCTTCCGGCGACCGTGGCGCGGCTTACGGGGACGATCAACGCCGATGAGATCACGGTTTTTTCGGATAGCAACACGCTCAAGGCCCTGACCGGCTCAGAGTTTAAGGCGGCCTATTCTATCGGGAGCCTGTCGGCGCTCAACGCTGGAACCATGACCGACGGCCTTTATTGCACATATACCGCTGGAGTCGGCATCGTATGCAATTCAACCGGCGGGACAGGCGACATAACGGGGATATTGGATGACGACTCGGGAGACGTTCCGTTTTTATATCAGGCATGGACGGCCTTCGGAGCCGCTGACGCGACCCCGGATGTATCGGCGGCAGAACATTATTCCACTGCCGACACGACCACAATCACCGGATTTGACCACGGTGGCAGTGCGATCACCGCGGGACGACGCCTGCGGGTGCGATGCGATTATGCGACAGTATTTGACCTTACCTCGTCCGAAATCACGGCGGCCAATCGGAGCACGGATTATACCTGCGTTGTGGGCACAGTGCTGGACTTCGTTTATGGCACCGATCAATGGTATGCCCTGAATATCCCCGACGCCTACCAAACGCTGTCATCAAGCGGTATCGTGGTAAACAATTCCGGCTCCCCCCTGGCCAGATCCATCGCCAACGGCGACGGCATCACTTTTACAAACGGCGATGGAGTGGCGGGCAACCCTACCCCGTCCGTGGCCTACCCAGTTCTGCAATCGCGCACGATCAGCGACCCGGCAGATGCCGACGATTACAACTGGTTCCAGGCCCCGGAAGCGATCACGGTCTCCGCGGTTAAATGCTTCGCAGAAGGATCAACGCCATCGATCACGGCCGACCTACAGGAGTGCGACAGCGCCGGCGCCAACTGCGCAACCATTTTGAGCGGCGCCATAACCTGCAATGGAGGTTGGGACGCCGGGACGGTATCTGATACAGCCATCGCCGCCAACGGCACCCTGCGCATCCTCCTGGGCGCTCCCAGCGGCACGGTTACGGCGGTCACTGTCCAGGTGGAGGGCACGCGATGAACCGGCGCGACTTTTTAAGGCGGGCCTTCGCGGCTGGTGGTATCGCGGCTCTGGCCGGCTTCGGGTTATCTCCACGGGCCATCGCTGATTTCGTGCGCGGTTCTGGCGGCTCGGCGGTCAGCACCCTTGGGCACGACCCGGGAACAACGCCCGGCTCAACCGGAACAGCGGTCGGATCGTTCGCCCGTTTTGTGGCCGGGGCGAATTTTTCTGCTGTGTCGCTTTCGGCGTACTTTACCGCCAGCAGCCGGTCGTGGATCGGCGGGGTTTATGCCGATGATGCCGGGGAACCAGGGGCGCGTCTCGCGGTGACATCCACGGGCACCACGGTTGCGAACGCCTGGAACTGCCTCGCTCTGACAGCATCGTTGAGCATCGTTTCCGGAACTCCATACTTCATTGGCTGGCTGGCCGATAGCGGAACCTCCATCGGGTACGGCTATACTGCCGGAACGAATACCCGCTGGAGTTGCAGCGACACATATCCGACATTGTCGGACCCGTTCAACGGCGCCTCGACGACTGCGCGCGAGCTCGGAGTATTTATATCAAGCGAAGGGTGCTGATAATGATGGCCCACATGCGAAATCTACTGGCAGCAATAGCGATTAGCTTCGCTCTGTTTGGCGCGGCCAGCGCCGATACAACCATATCATCGGATAATTTTGACGACCTGGACATCTCCGATTGGACAGTTGGTAACTGCGTGGCCAGCTCTGAAGACACTTATGACGGAAGTGCCGGGGCCGTTAAATGCACGCACTCGGGTACGGTGGTACTTTATAAGGCCATCACTCTGGCGACCATGCAGGGGTATGCGACCGCTGAAAATAATGTTCCCATCCGGCTATCCTATCGCTTTAAGATCGCCTCCACGTGGCCTCAGGATGGCGGGTCATCGTGTTATGAAGCTGGAGTCAAGTTCGCTCGGCTCAGACAGGCCGACCAAGCCATACAGATCGAGGCTTTTTGGGATTCAGGATTGGCTTGCGTCAACAGCGAACCGCTCACCGTGCGCGGAGTGGTTTACCATAATTCAGATTTGGACGGCAGCTGCACCCTGACATCATCTGGTTCATACGGTTCCGCGCAGACGTTCAATAGGGGCAATTGGGTTCTGATCGTCATCACGTACAAGCTGAACGACATAGGTTCGGCAAACGGTTATCTCCACATCGACATGGACGGTACCAGGGTGTTGACGCGGGATAACCTCGTCATGCGCTGTTCGGTGGGATCGGCTTATAATTTGTTCTACATCCCTAGTAACATCGGAGATCCGTCTCCATTGGCCGTATCATATACCGATAATTTCCTTCTTGAAGCGGTTGACGGTGAACCGACACCGACTCCCACGCCAACGCCGACACCGACGCCAACCCCAACCCCTACCCCGACACCATCGGGGGCAAAGTTTAAAATCGGTGAGGGATTCATGGCGAATGGATTCCGATGGATTTTTGAATAGCAAAGGGATAATTCATGGCGCTCACAGAACAGGACATCGAACGAATCGCGGCAGCAGTAAAAGGCCAATGCCATTGCAACCTTCCCCATGAGGCGCAGGAAGAGCTTGGTCACTTGATGGGCATGGTCAAGGACGTGGGCGGCAACCTTGGTTATTCTGCCGGCATCGAGATCTTGCGTGAGAATAATCGGTTCATTTCCAGATATAAAAAGCGCGGGGAAAAGCTGGGCCTTGCCATCGTAACATTTCTGGTTGTGTCGGTTATGGGCGGCATAATCTACATCGGAAAGATGGGCATTGTTAAAATCGTGGAGGCTATCAGGCTTCCGAGTGGACCGTGAATGGCACAGGGCAACGGATGCGAAAAACCAGACTGCCAATATTACGGGTGGACGTTCGATCCGACCGGGCGCCCCTGGACGTGCCACCACCCGGACAAAAAAAGCGAGCGATGCCCGTATGCTGTTACCTCGCCGCAGACCTCCCAGGCCCCTGTGATCTACCCGGAACTGGAGGAGGATGCGGAGGAAATGCGAAATTGGTATGCGCAGATTGTGAGGCGATGAAGTGAAAGACAACTACCAAAAAGACGAATCCGGAGAGAAGGGCAAGTGCCGCGACTGCACCGGCCGGCACCACAAGCCGGAAAACTACCTGTATCGGTGCGGTGATTGTATTCACCTGAAAGATCGGTTTGAACTCGCATTCAGGCAGGAGGACCGCCATGCTCTGGATAAAACCCACCTGTAAATGCTGCGGACGCAAGCTGCGTTTTAAGGCCGAAGTCTGCCCGGTATGCACGGCGCTGTGCGGGATCGAAAAGAAGGTGCCGGGGATACTTCAAAAGGTGCTCGACTTCATCAAGGCGATAAAATGAAATCAATCAGGTACCGATCAGGCTATAAGTATCAGCTCGCGGGAGAGTACTCCACGACAATCAGCATCAAGTCCGCTGCCGATATCGTCACGCCCTATGTTTCTCTGATGCGTTCCGGCCTACTCATTATCTCTGAGGGGTACGCCTGGGACGGACCGAGCGGCCCTACCATCGACACAAAAAGCTCATTGCGCGGGTCCCTGGTGCACGACGCTTTGTATCAATTGATACGCTTGGGCCTACTGCCGTTAGACATGCGGTGCGCCTGCGACGATGAGGCCCACAAAATATGGATAGAGGATGGAATGCTCAAACCGCGCGCCGACGCTTGGCGCTGGTGCTTAAATCGGTTTGCCGGATTTGCGGCAGAGGAAAAGGATTCGGTGCTGGTAGCGCCATAAAGGAGGTCCTATGCAACAAGACAGCGTTTTGATGAGCGCGGCCCGCGGCCGCTATTCGGTGGTGATCGCCATGGTTATCGGGCTTGTCGCCCAGGTGTGCAAAACTGACATTGCGCCGGAAACCATCCAGCAGGTGGCCGACAACTTTGCCGACCTGATCGTGGTGGCCGGCATGGCCTGGGGCGGAATCGTATCTTTGTGGAGCAAATACCGGGCGAAGAAATCCGAAGCGATAGCCAAGGAGCCGCCTTCGCTCATCAATAATTGCGGGTGACCCATGGACATCTGCGACGATGCAACCAAATCGGATGAAGAGTGGGTGGCCCTAAAAATCAAGGAGGCCCGCCGCGAGCTGGAGCGGCCCGCGGCTACGCACTGCGACGATTGCGGGGATGAAATCCCCGAGGAGCGTCGGGAGTTGGTGCCGGGGTGCCGGACTTGCATTTCGTGCCAAGTTTGCCGGGAGAATGGGCGGGCTTATCGGGCGAGGTAGATAGGGGCTCTGAAATTATTTTTTCAGGGCCTCTTTTTGTGCTTGACATCGTATGCGCTCGTATGTATTATGAGGCTAAACAATCAAACAGGGGGAGGGAACATGAAACGCAATGTGCTGAAAGTCACCTTCGGGAAAATCATGGTAGGTAACAAGTTCCATAAAATCGCACATCTTGATTGTGGGCATGAAGTCACTGCAAGACGAATAGATCAAAAAACAGCGAATTGTTGGCGTTGTGACAAGAGGGCAGAGGCAGACCGCGCCGCAGTGAACGAATACATCAACGACGAACTCGGGAATTAACCGGCCCTCGGGCCAGAAAGGAAAGACCCATGAAACGGATTGACATCACCCTATCAACCGATCACCCATCATCAAGCCATGGGCTGCCGGTAGCCATTATCGACGGTCAAGCCTACGGGCCAGATGATATCTACAACGGCCTGCCGGTTGCATCCTACATCATCGTCAACATAGACCCGGAGCGAGCAGACCATGAGGACATGATGCGGTTTTTGTCGCAATCGCCAAAGGCACACGCCAGGGCTTTGGCGGCAGTGGAGCGGCTCAAGAGCGCCAGTGAATCGGATTAACCCCAAGGCCCGGGCAACCGGGCCAGACAAGGAGGATTTATGCCCAAGGTGCCGATGTTTATCAGGGTCGAGCCTGAGCTTAAAAAGTGGCTGGAGGATCGGGCCGAGAAGGAGCGCCGATCGGCGTCTGATTATGCGCGGATAGTACTGGAGGACCACCGGCGGAAGGAGGATAAGAAGCGATAATGGCCGGCATACAGAGGGTTTCGGCATCCATCAAAACAGAGTGCCGAAGGAATGGCATAGCGATAACGCTGCAACTCGTTTGACGCTCCCTGACAAACGAAAATGTACCAAAACCGGAAAAGTGAAGGGGATTCCGTTTTATCAGAATCCCCTTTAATTTCGCTTGGTAGGCGGTGAGGGATTCGGACCCCCGACTTCCACCGTGTGAAGGCAATACTTAGTTTTTGCAACAACTTACCATCATTTCTTTTTTTTGCCCTTGGTCCTTGGTACACTTGGCACAACATCCAAAGCCGCAATCATCCCCACAGTCCGCCGCTCCATAGCCCTGGACACATACTGGTAGTGTCTCCGGATCGTCTCCGGCGACGACCCCACCAGGTTCGAAACCGCCCCGATGTCTGCGCCCTCCGAGAGCGCCCTCGTGATGAACGCATGCCGCAGATCATAGGGCCGCAATCTCCTCCGGATACCTGCCCGCTGTAGCGCGTTTTCCCAGGACGTTTGGATCTTTAAAATAGCCCTGCGCCCATACCTTATTAAAGGCCCCTTGCCCCCGTCCTCTTTTTTCCACGCATCGAGATGCACTTGCAGGCCGGCATGGATCGGCACATCTCGAAACCGCGCGCCGCCCTTATGCGCCGACGTGACGCGGATCAGCCCAGCGGCCTCGCTGACGTCCACCCAGGTGAGCGAAAGCAGCTCCACGGCCCCGGGGCGCAACCCCAGATACCAAGATAGGATGATCGCCCGCCGCAGATGCGGCACGGCGGCCTGATAGATCGCCTCAGCCTCTTCTGGTGTCGGCGGGATGATCACATCATCATCCGCTTCGGGCAACTCGTACCCGGCCAGTGGGTGTATGGGGATCAGCGGAGGCCGGCGTTTCTTATCCGCCGCCCAGGACAAGATCGACTTAATATCGGTCACCTCGCGCCGGATCGTGGACCCGCGAACGAACGTACCTTTTTTAGTCATGTGCCGGCGGCGACTTTCCACGAACTGATCGACATCCTCCGGCGTTATGCTGGATGCCACATGGTTGCCGATGGACGGCAGAATAATGGCCGTCAGGCGGATTTCCAGCTCCTTGCGGCTCTTTTCCCTAAAGTTCTTGGCCGCAAGGTAATCCTTGGCAATCTCCGCGAACCTGGGACCCTCCGGTGCTGGCCGAAGCGACCGCCGGCCGCCGAGCTCCATGTCTCGAGCCCGGGCCCGAGCCTCGGCCACGGCGCCCCGTCCAAAGTATTCCCGGGTTCGGTTCGGCTCATCTGGCCAGTAGCCTTTCCGGCCGGCGACGTACCAGCGGCCGTCATCCTTTTGGCCGACTGCCATTTAATTGCTCCACGCCGTGACGCGACCGCGCTCGACGTAAACGAATTTGGTCCTGCAGGATGTGCATGGTCTATAAACGTATTGCCGAATACTGGCGCCGGCCTGCACATAATCGTGAATGCGGCCCCACGGCCCAGGAGTTCCCCACGAGCAGAGCAGGGCGCACTCGCCCATGCCGATCACGATGCTGCGCGTCTCGATCTCCTTCCATTCGGCTTCGGTCACGACCCGGCGCAGCCTGATTTCACTTTCTATCTTTGCCGATGGGCTGACATGGTAGGCCGCGCAGATCGAATTGGTGTCTTGCCGAGCGAGTTCGTCAATGCTCATCATGGATACAGCCATCGGAGACCCCGCGCACCCGACGAGCACCAGAACCACTAAAAGCATTCGCGCCATGGTTTGACTCCCCAAAAATTTTGACCGCCACAAATGCACCGCGAGGGACGAATATGGCCCGCCTATGGTGGGCCTCTCCATTATTGATATCTATCGCCCGAAACTCTATCGTTACCGCCTCTCCCGCCGCCGCCATTCGTATCGCTCCGGCTATCTTTTTGGAGTCCTTTTCTTCGTACCACGGCAGTCTGTGGAATGGCCGCCCGCGTATGGTTTTTAGGCGCGACGGATTGAGGGCCATCAATCGATCATAGGTTATGCTTTTAATTCGCCCGGAGTGGTCGAGAATGGCTATAGCCACGCAACTCTCCAGCGGTTCCGGACGATCGCTTCTCCGGGTTAATGGGAGCCGCTGGACCCCCTTGACTTGAAACTTGCGATTTCTGCCCTTAGCCGCTCAACTTCCATTTCGAGTTGTGCGTTTTCTTTCGCCAGCCTCTCTATGGCCATCACGAGATCCATCGTGTTGTCGCCTCCTGTGTCTGTTTTCAATTCAAGCGGTTCCGTATCTGGCTTGAACATCTCATAATATTGGATGCCGAGCACCCTCGCCACATCGGCTTGCTTTGATTGGCTCAATGGTTTTCGACCTGCCAAAAAATCGTTCATCCATTTATTATTGACCCCCACGCCTTCCGCAAACCCCTGCCGCAACCCCCTTTCCTTGATTATTTCCCATAATTTTTTGCGGAACACATCCTGCGGATTTTCCATATTAATCCCCTAACATTGGGGTAACCGTAGCGCAATCCCCAAAAAATTAGGAAAAAATGCCCTTGACATCCCCTAAATCTTCGTACATAGTCCCCAAAAATGGGGGATTAAAAACATGCAGACGAAACTACCTGACGGAATTCTCACAAAGCTTTCGGACGTGACCGGCATCAAGCCGCGCCTTCTATCCGATTACGCTAACGGCCACAAGCCTGTCGGCAGCTCCAGGGCCAAGGAGCTTGAGGCTATCACCGGCATTGAGGCCACCATCTGGCTCTACGGCACGCCCGACGAGCGCAAGGCCGCCATGATCGAAGCAGCGCGGAGGGCGGCATGACGGCAGAACAAAAGATCGCCCATGCCCGCCAGCGCCTGGCCGCCTTCACGGCCCGCGTGATCTCTGAATCCCAAGCGCTGGATGCGGAGCTGGCGACGATGCAGGAAGCCGAATCGAAACGCTGGCAGAAGGTGACCGATTGGAAACGTTTTTTAAAAGGGGGCAAACGTGGCTGAACAGATGAACCTCTTTAAGGGCAACCGCATCGACACCATCAACATCCATTGCCAGCGCCCCGTTAAGCCGGTCGAAGAGTCCAAGGGGGCGCCGAAGTCCTTCCGTTTCACTCCAACGCAACAAGAAGGCATTGAGCGTGCGGCGCGCGCCGAGCGCGTTTCCGTCAATGCCTTTATCGAGCAGTGCGCCGAAGTCGGAATCCATTTTTCCTTGGAAGATCTTTCTTGGCTGATCGCTCATCGTGACATGCTCCTTAAGCTCAAAAATTATCCTCAAGTTCAATCCGTTCTTCTGGCCTTACCTTAGCCAATTTTTTTTGGCCTGTCTGTATTACAGAGGTATTTAGGTTGTACTCAGTCTTGTAATACAAAACCGAAAGGATGCCGAAATGATAAGAAAAATCAGAGAAACCGCACAAGAAGCGGCCGCGATCCTCAAGACAGTGGACTACGGCCAGATGTTGACCGACATCTTCGCCTGGGGCTTCGTGGCCCTGGTGATTTGGGGATGCATGTGGATGGCGCTGCTGGCTGCGGCGCAACAATAAAAAGGAGTTGAGCGAGCATGTCCAGGATGTCGCCAGGATCGCTTGAAAAACTGAACGCCTTCATAGCATCGCTTCCAGAAGAGGCGAGAAGTAAATGCGCCCTCTGCAACGAAACCTTGACTCATATCGTCAAGCAAGCCGAAGCACAGACCGGCGCCGGAACCGCGACGGTTGCGCGGGTGCTTGCCGATAAGATCAACGACGGTGCGGCGCCGGGGGATCGGGTGAGCGAAGACGCGCTCAGGATGCGGGTAGATTACCATGAGCGCGGTAAATGCAGAAAGTCTTCAGATAAACCGGCGCCCGAGACGAAGCCAGAACCAAAACAACAAAAGCCCGCTCAAACCACCTGGGCCATTGATTTTGCCGGTATAGCGATAAGCCAGCTTGAGAGAATACAAAAAGGCGACCCGATGAGGATTGAGGCCCTCAATCGGGTCAAGGCGTGGATAGAAAAACAACTTGCAGAATGAAAGGATTGATACCATGAAGCCAGAGTTGAAGCAAACCAATAATTACAATCTTTTCGAACTACATCGCCACAACCGAGACGTCAAGAACATAGGGCCGCTCGTTTCTTCAATGAAGAAATACGGCTTTCTGCCGCACAAGTCGATATCATGCGTTAAAAACGGAAACGGCAAGCTCGTTGTAACCGATGGCCATCACAGACTGGCCGCAGCTGAATCGCTCGGGATCACTGTCTGGTACACGCTGGCCGATAAATCCGAAATGACTATTCAGGAGGAACAGCGCACCGTTCGGCCCTGGAGTCTATCTGATTATCTCGCATCATATTACAGGAACGGTCTGCCGGCATATGCGGCTGTGAAGCGATATGTCGATGAAACCGGAATAGCTTTGCAGGATGCGATATCACTTCTTGGTGGAGAGTCTGCCGGTTCGCACAATAAGGTAAGCCAGTTCAAGAGCGGAACGTACACTCTCGGGGACCAAAACAGGGCTAACGCGGTCAAGAATATCATTTTTCACATGAAAATTTGCGGCATTGCCTTTGCCTCGAGCTCTTATTTCGTCCAGGCATTATCGAGAATGTTGTGGCTCGAAGAATTTTCGGTAAGGCGGTTTAAGGAAAAAATATCGTCTCACGCCGCTCTCTTCGAAAAGCAGCCAAACATGGGCGGCTATATGGAGGAGATTGAAAAGATTTACAACAGGCAAAGCAAAGACAAGGTGCCGCTTACGTTCATCGCCGAAGAGAGATCCAGAAAGCGGCAAGAGTCTTTTGGTAAAAATAAGTAGATTGCAAATTTATTGCTTAAAGGAGGTGATCGAAGTGGAAAGGATCGGACCAAAGACGATACTGGAAACGCTGAAGATGGTCGAGGAGTTGTTAATGACCTACCAGGGCAAAATCAACCGGGCCTTCGACCAGCAAGAGAATGCGCTGGCCGTGGGGTTTAAGGTCAACTTTGCCCTGGCGAAAGACAAGATCGCCTTGAAGTGCTCAATCGACTTCACGGAGTCCAAGGTCAAGGACTTCTCGGAGTGCCTGGTTGACGAAAAGCAGTTACCGCTTCCGCTGGATGGCCTGCAAGACGAGCTCGGAGAAGGCGACAGTATGACCATTACCGGCGCCGGAAGATCGGTAACGCTGACAAGGAAACGCGACAGAATAAAAGCGGCATAGAGGAAGACCGGCCGGCGGCCCGATGCCGTCACCCTGAATGGAGGATGGGAATGCGCGTTTAGGACGAAAAAGCGATGATTGGTTGCGAGTCAACCAGGCCCCGTCACGGTGCCGGCGGGGCCGAATTGAAGCACAACCCACCGGAGGATAAAATGCAACTCACCATCGAAGTCAGCGAAAAGACCATGGATTACCTTAGAAAATGCGCGAAAACTCCCGAAGCGATGGCATCAGCAATCGTTGAGGATCGCGCTGAAAGGTTCGGAGATTTACGTCGAGAATACGTTCCTTCCTTTTTAGACGGTCGAAAGCCCGCATAGGAGGCGCTTATGTACCCAGAAGAAGTAAGAAAAGAAGCCATAGAGCGAGAATTGCAAAAAGAACGGCGCACAGTACCATATCCGCGATGCACCGAAATTTGCACCGTTACCGAGGTTTGGGGCGAGGATGAGTGCCGCCTGATTTGTCCGCAAAAGTTTTGCAACGGTATCCCTCGCCTCGTCATTTCGCTCATGGTTGCCATTCTCCTCTTCGGGTGCTCGGGCTGGACCTACAACGGGATCACCCGCGAAGACTTTCAGAGTGGAGACTTTATATCGGTAGCCGCTGGCTTCGGGACTTCCTACATTGTTCATACGGCAAGCCATATCGTGGCCGCAGAGATCGCAGGGGAACACTGGCACTACGAAGGTCTATCGGAGATCGTGGACGGCGACCTATCGCCATCGGAGGCCCGCTGGTTCGCCCGGGCTGGGTTCGTGGGCCAACTCGCGGTTGGGTGGACGATGAAAGCCTTAGGCGCCGATGGTCCGTTCGCCAGAGGATACTACACCGGCACGGCTTTCGAGATCGCTACCTATCCGGTCATGATCGAGATTGGCGGGCAGCAGGGCGACGACCTGGAGATGATAAGCGACAACGACGGAAACGGCTACGCGGAATGGGCCGCGTATTCGGTCGCCGCAGGTGGATTACTTTTAGGCAGAAAATAGGGGGAGGAAACGGCCATGGGTATTGAGGAAGCAAGGTGGATATATATGCTTGTTGGGTTCGCGCCGGGCTTCGTTATCGGCGGCATAGTCGCGGTTGCAATTATGTGCTTGATGCGAATATCGGCGGCTTGCGATTTCGAGTGTCGGTGCGATGAAGAGCGCGAAAAGTCTTGCCGTGAAGTGAACGGAAGAGATTAAGCAGTTACGCCGCCCGGCCATAGGCGTGGAAGCTTGGTAATAGGGAAACTTGCAGCGACTCCCCGGTTCGTGAAAGCCGGGGCGGGTGGCAAAAAAATAGATCGGAGCATTGAATGGCGTACAAGAACGAATCAGGGTTACCGAGTCCGAGCGATATTTTGAGGCCGTTTATCAATTCCGATTTCTTTTCGGACGAATCCCGCGAGCGCGGCCAAGCGGTCCACGAAGCATGCGCCGCCCATCTCCTCGGCGACTTCGCCTGGATCGACCGGAAGTGGCGCGGCTACTTCGATTCTTTCAAAATTTGGTGCGACCTGGAAAAACCCAAGCCTATCGCGGGAGACTTCGGCCCGCTGGTGGAGCGGCGGCTCACCTTCCCATCTTACGGCTACAGCGGCCAGCCAGACTTCCCTGGCTACATCGCTTCCCGGCTAGGCCTGGGCGTGGTGGACTTCAAGACCAGCGCAGCTCTTGGCAAGGCCTGGCCACTGCAAATCGCGGCTTACCGAAAGCTTGTTGCCTATGAAACGACATTGCCGGTCATGTGGGGCTGCTCCGTGCGTCTCCAAGAAAACGGCGGGCCACCGAAGGTCAAATTTTATGAGGACTTTGAGCGCGACTTTAATCTGTTCCTGGGCGCGCTGAACTTACACCGGCACTTTGCCGGAAAATAAGGAGGAGAAAAATGATTAATTGGGATGCAATATCACCACTGAATGATGCCGGGTCCGCCGTCCGGGACGCTGCGAATGTCCCGCCCCCGCCGCTGCCTACCATGAAAACGAACTTCGGCCCGGCCATGGCGCAGCTTGATCCTTACCCACTATTGGCGACCTTTGCGGCCTACGAACCGCAGATCACCGGAATGGAAGAAGAGGTTGCGGCCGTCAAGGTCACCAACGAACCAACGGCCGCCCGCGCCGTCTCCATGGCCGGCCAGACCCGCAAGCTGCGCAACGAGATCAAAAAGGCCGTCGATTCCGCTTTCCGCCCGGTCAACGACTACAAAAACGCCATCTCCGACGTTACCGGCAAGCTAATAAAGCGCCTGGAAGCCATGACCAGCGCCCTGGAGAGCGCCAACAGGGCCTATCTCATGGCCGAAGATACCAAACGCCGCGAAGCCGCTCGAAAGGCCGAAGAAGAAGCCCGTAAGGCCCGCATAGCAGCCGAAGCCGCGGCTCGGGCAGAGGCCGAGCGCAAGCAGAAGGAATATGAAGCCCGGCTCGCCGAAGAAAGTGGCATCGACCCGAGCAAGGTTATACCGCAAATGATCTTCGTTCCTGAGCCGGTATTCGTTCCGGCCGTGGTCATGCCGCCGACCGAAACGAAGATCACGACGGCCGATGGCAGCATGAAGATCGAATATGAGATGGTGCCGGAGATCGCTGACTTCCGGTTGCTGCCGGCCGAGTGCTTGCAGGCCAGGGCCAAGGAGATCACGGCGGCGGTCATGCCCTGGATCAAGGCGCGGGGCAAAGCCGGCATCCACAACGACCCGGGGATTATTTGGACGCGTCAACCGAAGACTCAGACGCGGGTGGGGAGGTAGAGCCATGATGGGGAGGGTCGGCAAGGACGGTTTTCTCAAACTGCATCGCGGGGACAAACTGAAGCAACAAGATTGCCCGCATACTGGAGAAAGCAGGTTGTGGTGCGGCGATTGGTGCCCGCAGTTCGGCGAACCCTGTAACTCTTTCGCTGGTGGCACGCGCCTGGAAATCTGCCAGGGCCGCGTTCTGTATTTCGAAGAAGGTAATTTTGTGGACGAACGAAAAAAGGAGGAAGAAAGCAAATGACCGAGACAGCATTAACGACAACCAAGTCCCAGGTGCCGATAGTTGACGGCATCATCAAGCCCGCCGACTTCGACGGCATGTGGCGCATCGCCACGATTTACGCTCAGAGCGGCATGGTGCCTAAGCAGTATGAAAACAAGCCCGCGGCGATCATTGTGGCCGGGCAGTTCGGCGCGGAACTCGGACTATCCCTGATGCCCGCCCTTCAAAATATCGCAGTAATTAATAACAACCCCACGTTATGGGGCGATGCGATGCTTGGGATCGTGCGCAACAGCGGGACGCTCGAAATCTTCATCGAATACTATGATGGAAAGCCCTACGATGACGATTACACGGCCGTCTGCATCGCCAAGCGCGCAGGCATCGGATTTGAATACAAGCCCGAAGATACCCTCAACGCCCTGCGTCGTAAGGGCATTTTTGTGAACGAATACTCGGTCGCCGACGCCAAGAAAGCCGGGCTTTGGGGCGGAAAGGGCAAAGAGCAGTGGCAAAAGGAGCAATCTTCATGGGCCACGAATCCTAAGCGCATGCTCAAGATGCGCGCCCGATCCTTCACCCTGCGCGACGGCTGGCCCGACAAACTTAAGGGCATGCACAGCGCCGAGGAGATGGCCGATGCCGTGCAGGTCGTAAACATGCAGGCCACCGGGACGCGCACTGAAGCTGGACAGCAGATAACCGAGTACACCAACCCCATGCTGACCGATGCCGACCTTGCCGCGCAGTTTGACGAGCATGTCAAGCCCGATGCTGCCATGAACCAATGGATTGAGATCATGATCGGCCAGCGCCAGGGCCTGAACCTTGAGCAATGCAAGGCCGAGATCGTGCGCTCCAACGACATCCAGCGGTGCCAGGACGCCTATCGGCAGCATGTGGCCCGGGAAGCGGAGAAGGCCAAGGCTGCGCCCGAAACCAGCAACCACAACTCCATGCAACCGGACGCCTCCACGACCGAGGAAGCCCCTGGAGGCCCTGCCGAACCGAAAAAGGACGAACCCCAATGGGACCCGCTCACCTCCGACATCCAGCAGCGCTACCCGGCCGACAAGGCCTCGATCCTGAAAGCCAAAGCCGAAGAGCTGGGCATCGATGTGAAGGGGAAACTGCCCCGCGAAGTGCATCAAGCGATTTGCGCGGCGGCCCAGGGGATCACCATGGAGGACGTTGCCAAGCTTGGTGGACAGACGACCGAGCCGGATTCACCGGCCACTTCGGAGAGTAAGGGTGTAGATGCCGGAGAACAACTGCGCCTGGAACTGCTCGAAAAGTACAATCAGGCGCGTACCATGCCAAAGCTCGGGGCCGCCGCAAACCATGCGATCCGAAAGACCGGGAAAAATCCCGAAACCGTGAGCGAGTTGCAAACATGGCTGAATTACTTCGAGACATTCGCCAAGACGATCTTGGGAAAAGCGGTTGATTGGGACGACCCTGGGCAGAATGTCCGGCAAGACGCCATCGATGTCGAGGATGATGTTCCGGGCTTTCTCGAAGACGAGAAGATGTGATCGGAGGCTTAAGGTATGAAACGCTACACTCTATTTTTCGCCCTGCTCTTGACCCTGCCGTTGACCGTATCGGCAGAGGATTCAAAATGGGAATTGGATTTCATGCCGGGTACCAACCCTATATTCCCGTCATTAGATGGCGTAAGCACCACGTCGATATCTTGTGTGACTAAACAAGAGCTGCTTGACGCTATAGACACCCTTATACCCAAGGTAGATAGCGGCGTCACATACACCAACTGCGATCCGTGCACATGCGGTTCGCAATATGGCGAGGCGGCCTGTTATCAGTGGCTTGCCGATAAGGCAAGGGCCAAAGAGGAACGGGAATCAAGGGCAAGGGAAGTGATCGAGAAGTTTAAAGATGACGGCCTGTGTAGATGATGTCCACGCGCCGGACGCGGCGCATTTAATAAAATGCTTTCGGCCCGCCATGGCTCATAGCGGGGCGGGCCTGGGAGGGAATCTAAATGAAGTATACGGTCTACCTTTTCAGGTATCCAGAATGCCGGCGCGGATGGCTGGCATACCTTGGCGCAGAGCACTCCAAAAACTTTACGGTTGCCGTGGGTGTCGAAGCTGAAAATGGTTCAAAGGCCAAAAACAAGGCCATAACTGCGGCCAATAATTGGTTTCATGGTGTCGATATAGTCGAGAAGGGCTATGGGAATAAACTATGGGGTCTTGAGAACTTCCACGACATTGAATACGCGATTGCCGCAAGAGAATTGGGACACAGAAAATGAGCGCCCACTGCGGGACATGCCTACATCACGGTTTTCTCGGCACCGAGAACTGCTGCCGAGCCCCACGGCCCGACATGAAGGTAATCATTATCCCAAGGGCGCGGTGGGACGAAAAGAGGCTTGATGGGAGCTATGTGTGCTCGTGCAAGTTGTGGGTGGATCGGACTGCTAAGGAGGTAATAGATGCAAATCAAATTTAAGAAACTACGCCCAGGCGCCATCATCCCGAAATACGCCACGTTCGGCGCGAGCGGGTTCGACCTGGCAGCGGCCGAAGACGTCATAATCTACCAGAAACACACCGTGGTTGTGCCTACCGGCCTTGCCGTCGAACTTCCGCGCGGCTTTGAGATGCAGATACGGCCCAGGTCCGGGCTATCCCTTAAAACCTCTTTGCGGATGCCTAACGCCCCCGGGACGATCGATTCGGATTACCGTGGGGAGATCGGGGTGATTCTGGAAAATACCGGATCGCAACCGCTCACGATTGATCGCGGGATGCGGATCGCCCAGGGCGTGATCGTGCCGGTGGAGCGCGCCGAGATCGTCGAGGTGGATGAGTTGAGCGAAACGGCGCGTGGTGATGGGGGTTATGGATCTACTGGATCGACTTACTGAACAGGAGCACATAGATGGAAATTATTCCAGCAGTAAAAATGCCAATGACGGACTTGTTTGCTTCCAAGGGTATAAATTTCAAGAAACTCAAATCACCGAACGCACATGGATTTAATTATTGCTATCCACCAGAGGCCCCTGGCGTCTATTTCCTCGTAGGGACACGGATCACCGATGGGGTGATTACGAAAGTGTCGATAACCTACATAGGCAGTTCGTCCAACCTATCAAAGAGATACAACAACCACGAAGTAATTAAGAAGATTTCCGAATTTTTTTATCATGTCGGCTTTTGGTTTTACCAGTGTGACGACTTCATATCCTTGGAGCGCTCTCTTATCAGAATGATCAGGCCCGAATTTAATTCGCACAAATACCTATTCGTGAGGAATTAATAATGCGCTGGTTCCGTATGTATTCAGAGTTCGCATATGACCCGAAGGTGCAGTCGATGGATGAAACGTCACAGAGACGTTTCTTAATCGTTCTCTGTTTGCAGTGTGACGGTAGCCTTAAGCAATTGACTGATTCTGAGATAGCGGTAGCTCTCAGGATTGGCGAAGACGACCTGCTAAAAACTAAAGAGCTTTTCGTCAAGAAGGGCTTCATTGATGATCAATGGGGTGTGCTCCATTGGGATAAAAGGCAATATAATTCCGACACTTCAACACCAAGGACGCGCACCTGGAGAGAGCGAAAAAATGCCCAAAAAAGTGACGGAAACAAAACGTCACAAGAACGTCACAAGAACAGCGGTGTGACTTCTCCAGATACAGATACAGATACAGATACAGATACAGATATTAAAAAAGAAAGAAAGATCTTTTCGTCCGATATGGATGAAATGCGCCTCGCTCGCTTCATGTTCGCTCACATCAAGCGCAACAATCCGAACGCCAAAGAGCCCAGGTTCGAATCATGGGCAATCCAATTCGATTTTATGATTCGCCTCGACAAGCGGGCCGTGGACGACATCAAGGCCGTGATCGATTGGAGTCAGAAGGATGATTTCTGGAAAGCCAATATCTTGAGCCCTGACAAGCTGCGCAAAAAGTTCGATCAGCTTTGGATCAAAATGACATCGAAGCCGGCGACAAAGACCGACGACCGCAAATGGGAGGTATGACTTGAACCGCGACGACCTGAAAAAGTTCATCGGAGACCTTGGCAGCTATTACGGCTTTGAAAAGTTCGTGGACAGCAAGCGCATGGACCAGTGGCTTGAAAAAACCAAGGACATCCCCACCGAAGCGTTGCCGTTCATCTTCGGCAGAATCACCGACGAGCGAGACACGATCCCTCGCAATATCCCCAAGAATATGCGCGACTTTTATCATCAGTGGCAATCCAGCAGCGGCAAGGTGATGGAGTACCCGCGCACCGACTGCCATGAGTGCCACGGAGAGGGCATCCTTTGGGTGAGGCGTCCGGCCTTGATAGACGGAAAGCCATTCGAGGGTGCCGATGGCCCCGTGACCGAAGAGGTGGCTTATCGGTGCCAACTTTGCGAGAACTGGAAACGGCATTGCCATTGGAAGGCCATGAAGCCGGCGACGCGGTTTGAACTGGAAAACCAGGGGATGGCCGTTTGGGTTCGTGGCGAAGGGTGGGGAAACGCCGCGTTTATACCAAAAGAACGAAGCGACAGGTCACAGGCTGCACCGTTTTAGTTTTGTGGATATGGTCGTATAGGTGGAACTCAGATCGTCGAAATTTGAGGCTCTCAGAGAGTCGGAAAGGAATCGAATGGACTTCGTTTTTATCCCCGGCAATGTGCCCAGCTCAAAAAATTCCAAGGTGGCTACCTCGAAAGGCATTTTCCACTCTAAAACCGTGGCCCACTACCTCAAATACCTGGGCGTCAAGGGCTACAACCTGCGGTACCGCACGGTCGATGAGTACCGCCAGCGCGTCAACGTCTTTCGGCAATCCTGCGGAACGCTCTTTGACGGCATCCGGTATCCGGCAATCATCGGCTTTCACTTCGTGAGGGATTCACGACGGCAGTTCGATTTTCATAACGCCTGTCAGATCGTTTCAGATTTGTTGGTCGCCCACGGCATGATCGAAGACGACAATATGGCGTGCATGATACCGGTACCGTACCAGGTAAACGGGCATTGGTACACGGTGGATAAGGCTTGCCCCGGGGTGTTTTTGAGGGTTTTTCGGGACATTCAGATGGCGGCTTGATGGGCCGCGAGGACCAGGAGAAAGGACACACCAATGCCACACATGCAACCATCGACGGAATATGGCGGAATTGACATCGATTTCATTTTCCAGGCGAATTGGTATGATCAGGAAAGGCCAGAGCACCACAAACACAGATATTGCAAGAGGTGCGGTCATAAACTGGCGAAGTGTAATAACACCGGAACATGCTTTCATGAGTGCGCACCAAAAACGATTAAATACAGCCATCCACTCAAAGTCACGTGCGACAATATCCACTATGGCCGGGTCAACAACGATTACCATCCGGAGGACCTTGAGCACGCCCCGTTCCGGCACTACCAAGACAAGATCGATAAGGCCAGATCGATGTGGTATGAGTCGTTTGTGGGCGCTGTGCGGGCGCTTTATGATCAGCATAAAAAGATTATTACCGTTGCAAGAATATTTAAAATTCATAGGGATAGCGTTTCTAAGATCGTGAATCGCAAAAGAGCGGTCGAGATATGAAGCCATCAAGCCTAAAGCGTAGGGTTCCGACCATCAGCACGGACATTGCTGGGCCTGCGTCCACCAGGCGCATCGAGGGGCGCGAGGCCCAAAGGATCAGGAAGCGTATAGCCCTTCGGGATGGGTTCACTTGTAGCTTATGTGGCTTGGTATCGGTACGGTTCGAGATTGATCACATCGTGCCGCTGCATTTGGGCGGCGCTGAGAGTGACCATAACCGGCAGTTGTTATGCATCAAATGCCATGCAATAAAAACAGCTAACGAGGAGGCGAATAGACAATGATTCAGAACACTAAGCAGATCACGATCAACCTTGATA